CTAATTTGCCGCGCTCGCTTCTGGAGGTTCCCACAATATCCGTTCAGGTGGTCGAGCAGTTTTGCCCTAAACACTACGAATCACCATCAGCATAAGGAGATATATCATGAGCAAATTATTATTACAGGGATACCCGGTCACCGTGATCGCGGCGATAGACGTTAAATATTCTCCCAGAACCGACTATCTTCTGGTCAGCTTCGGCACCGTTTCGATGGGGTTGTACAGCTCGTCGGAGAGGAAGGCGTTTATCGCCGCATTGCAGGAAGCCGACGCAGAGCTTGATGTGGCAGCTTTGCGGGCGGAAAAAGAGCAGGTGGCGGCATGACCCACGTACCCGTACAAGCGCTTATCAACGCCCATGTTGCGCAGGGCGACCTCGTTGAGGCCCTGGGTGCCACGCTCTCAAGGATTGAATGGCTGGAAGATCGGGTCACCCAGGCAGAACGTCTGTGCGATGAGGTCTTAGAAGACGCCATCCGTGCCAAAGCCGCCCTAAAAAGCTATGTGATAGTGGAGATGCTTGATAGCGCCTTTACCGCCATAGATAAGCGCGTCAAGAAAATGGAATGGGAGCGCAACTCGTGAGCGGCGTACTTCAACTCCAGCAGCCAGACCGCCGCACCTATCTCGGCGGAAGTGATGCAGCAGCGATTCTCGGCGTTTCTCCGTGGCAAACGAAGTACCAGCTATGGGCAAAAAAGACGGGGCTTGTTACCGAAGTCGAAGACCAAGCGAAGCAGAAAATATTCGCCCGCGGCAAGCGCCTTGAGCCGGTCATCCTTCAGATGTTTGAAGATGAATCCGGGCTGAAAGTTGAACACTGCAACCGTCGCTTCCAAGACTCAGAGTACCCATTCCTTGCCGCAGAGATCGACGGGGAGACTGGCAACGAAAACATCGACGCCAAGACCGCCCAGCCCTTCGCCCGGCACCTGTGGGGCGAGCCTGGCAGCGACGATATCCCAATCTATTATGCCGCACAGTTCATGCACGGGCTGATGGTGACTGGCCGCGATGTTTGCCATGTCGCCGCGATGATTGGCCTGGACGACTTCCGCATTTTCAAAATCCAGCGGGACGATGAACTGATCGCGCTTATTCGGCAAAAAGAGCTTGACTTCTGGGAACTTGTCCAGAACCAGACGCCGCCGCCGATTGAGACCGCTGATGACGCACTCAGCGTGTGGCCCACATCGCACTTGGCGACCGCCGAAGTAAGCGAATCCGTAGCCGATCTTGTGCAGGAGCTCAAGATGGTGAAGGCCCAGATTAAAGGGTTGGAAACGCGAGAGGCGGAGCTGAAGGACGCCATCCTTCCCGCCTTCCGGGACGCGGAAGCTATCGCCAGCGCGGGGCGCATCCTTGCTACCTGGAAGAGCCAGAACGCCTCACGGCTGGACCAGAAAGCCATTGCGGCCGCACACCCTGAGATTGTCGAGCGGTTCAAAGTAACCACATCAACACGCGTATTGCGGATCAAATAAGGAGATCATAATGAGTGTCGCAACCCTGAAATCAGCAGTAACCCAGCAGCCGAAGAAAGACCTTGCAGCCATGAAGCCGGCCGAGAAGGTGGCCTATTTACTGGAGGCCAGGAAAGATTCCATCGCCGCCATGCTGCCTCGGCACTTAAACGCCGACCGCCTCTTAAAAGTCGCCCAGATCGCAGCCACCACAACGCCAGCATTATTGGAGTGCGAGATACCATCCCTTATCTCCGCAATCGGTCAGTGCGCCCAGATGGGGCTGGAACCCAATACCGTGCTGGGGCACGCCTACTTAATCCCCTTCGGTGCGAAAAACAGAGCCGGGCAGTGGATTAAGAATGTGCAGGTCATCGTTGGGTACAAGGGTCTGATCGACTTGGCCCGCCGCTCCGGGCACATCGTCAGCATCGCCGCGCACGAGGTCCGGGAGAAGGATACTTTTGAGCTGGAATATGGCCTGGAAGAAAAGCTCCGCCATGTGCCTTATCTCGCGGGTGATCGTGGCCCTGTGCTGGGTTACTACGCCGTGGCCCACATGAAGGACGGTGGCCACGCTTTCGACTTCATGCCGAACAGTGAAGTCCTGGATATCCGGAGTGCCAGCCAAGGCTACAAGCAAGCCATTGCCAGCGCGGAGAAATACAAAAAGGCACCTTCCCATCCGTGGATCGATCACGAGGTAGAGATGGGCAAAAAGACCGCAGTGCGCCGCTTGGCCAAGATGCTGCCGCTGTCTGTTGAGTTCAACACCGCTGTGGCCGTGGACGACCTGAGCGAGCGCGGGAAACAAGCGCACATCGACATCATCGAAGGTGAGTGCGTTGTGCATGAAGAGGAAGGCGAGACCGTAGACCAAGACACCGGCGAGATCACCAAAACAAAGCCCGAGCCGTTGAAAGCCGGTGATCCGCCGTCGGCGTCTGTGGCCACACTCATCAAGCGTGTCAACGCTGCAGCAGACGCGGGCGCGGCCGCCGACATCATGGCCGACCCGGACGTGGACGCGCTTAATGCCGAGGATGCCAGCAAGCTCATGGCTGCATACCGGGCTAAGTGGGGTGAGGCATGAACCCCCGACCGGAAAACTTAACCGTGGACGAGCTACTTTCCTGCCTCGCACACTCGACAGACCCGATTGCGGCGGAGGTGGCCAAGCGGATGACAGGATCGCGGTGGGCTGCAGAATATTGCGATGAGGTCGGCTCGCGTGGACGTACCGTGCAGGAGATTAAGGAGTATGGGGAATCTATCGTTGTGCGGTTTACCGATGGCGCGTATCTCGTGATCGACACCGAGGTATTTGATGGCACCGTTGATTTCTGCATCGGTCGAACACTCCTTAAAAGTGAACGGTTTGAGTTGAGCATGATGCCGCCAGAAGAGCGGACTGCTTACGTTGCCGAACAGAATGCAAATGCCGCAGCCCTCAGGGAAAAACGTATTGAGCAGGTGCGGCGCGAGCTGGCAGAACTGGAGGCCCAGCCATGACCTTCAACGCACCCAACGCCATCCGTTTCTCAGCGACAGACGCGCTGCCATTCATGGCCTCGGTGGGCAAATTTTCCCCTCCTGACTTGCAGGATATGTTCGGCCTATCCGCTCAGCAATCCCGCGCAGTGATTCACCGACTGATAAAGAAGGATTACATCCACGCCGTGGCGCGCGGAGGAGGCGCTATCCACTCGGTTTATGCGATTGGACCAAGGCCTGTACCGGTTACACGGTGGAAGCCAGAAAAGGATATGACGCGGTTTTTGGTGTCCATGACGCAAGCAAACCGAGCGTAATCGGAAGCAGCCATCGCCCCGCTTCTCCTTTGGCTGTGCGCTGTTCGTGGGGTGAGACGGTCGTTGGGCCCCGGCGTGATAGGGGCTTTTAATTCACTTTTTTAAGGAGATTAACAATGGGAACTCAATTCGACGCGTGGTGCCCAGAGCTTGGGCAAAAACCAGAGGATGCAAAAACTATCAAAGCGTTTGACGCCGAACTTGCCGCGTCCGCATGGGCTGATTGGCACGACGCTTATACGGCGGAGTTTTCGATTGTTGGAGGCACAGAGATCTGCGTATCCGTCCGCGAACACGGGAAAGAGACGATACAGGAATTCACGGTCTACGGGGAAATGGAGCGGGTTTATCGGTGCCGACGGGTTAAGAATACAGGGGGTGGAATATGAGCGAGTTTAAGGTTGGTGACAGGGTGCGGTTGGAGGGAACGGTTGTGTCCACAAAAGGCGAGTGGGTATCCATACACATGGATGGGGATGGGAGCACAAACCATAATGCGATTACGAGAGATGCAATGGCGCACGCCACTCTGATCGAGCTAGCACAGGAAGCAAAAGCCCCGCCAATTCTGGACACGAGCAAGCCGATGCGGGTCGCCCTAACTGGCGCAGAAGTAGCAATCCTTTGTGGTCCAGCCGGAAGGGAAGATTGGTGTTTTGTTGACTTTGGGCACGGTACGGTCGGCATCCGTAAGCTTGCCGAACTCGAAAACATCCCCACCCCAAAGCGCACAGCCTCCCGCGATATGGTTATGGTCGATGACGGCATGGGAACGCCGCCATATATCCTATACGACAATATGGAATTTGAAGAAATCTCCTTCGTCGGAAAAATCCTTGCACGCGGCACGATCACGCTCACAGAAGGAGAAGGACTTTGACCACCCCAGAAAAGATATACATCGAAGTCCTGAACGGCGAAATCACTCCACGTTGGGCACCGAACCGCGAAGACAAGTCGGACGTGGAATATGTGCGGGGTGATTTGCACGAGGAATTAAAGGCCAAAGTAGCTGCTTTGCGCCGAGAAAACGAACGGTACGAATTCCTCCGCGAAAGGGCCTCAGACGAATCGTGGCCTGAATGGTGCACATGGGAAATGCTGGGGGAAGCTGAGGGTGCCGAATGGGATGCTCTAGTTGACCGCCTAATGGAGGAATATTAGATGAAGGCCGTCCTGATGAGCGTTGACGAAGTAGATGCCCTCCGCGCCGAAAACGCCCTACTGCGGGAGCTATTGTGGGATTGGTATAACGACGTTTCCATCCCTGACCCAAATTGTTCATGCCACATTTCACCGCCATGCAATAACTGCGTGGACTATGGCGGCTTGCGTGAAACCGCAGCCCATACTAAGAGAATATTGGGGGTAAAATGAGCAGAGACGATGATGGATTCGGGGTTTCGTGCTCGCGCCCCAGCCAGCATGCCTTAGACCGTGAAGAAGCAAGCTGGCGAGCTTATGACGATAAGACCCGCGCCGATAGTGTGGGGCTGTTACGCACCGAACTTGAAACCCTCAAGGCCGAAAACGCCCGGCTTACGGCAGCCCTGCAATGGGAGCAAAACCGCCGCGAGCGCATCGGTACCCACGGAGACGATTGCTGGAAGTGGGGGCCGTCGCATTATGAGTGTGCGCGCCGAGAGGTTGACCGACTGACGGCGCTGCTTACCACGCCAACGATCCTCACGGCGGAGGAGGTGACGGAGCCGGGCGTGTACATGCTGCACGATATAGACACTAAGTGCGTCCTGAAAGCCAGATATATCGACGCGGTAGATATATCGATCGGTGTAAGCCTTGGCTTTGAATACTTTGGCCCCATCCATTTTCCGAAGGTGCAATCGTGATTAGCGATGAAGAATTGAAAACGATGACCGCTTGGGCATGCGCTACAGACACTCACGAAAGTGTAATGCAAGAAATGGCGGAAGAATTGCTGAGCCTAAGACATGCCCAATACGCCGCTGATGATACGCGCAAATCAGCTTGGGGATGCGTATGGTATTCCGGTTATGAAAATTGAGGATATTTTTGGGGATGAATCATGACCGAAGAAGAAGAGGTTAAACCGTGCCCGTTTTGCGGGTCTGATTTTGTAGAAATTAACCGTGGGGGATGGTGGGGGGAATGTGGTAATTGCGGGGCAGAAGGTCCGGCTAAAGAAACCAGAGAAGAAGCACTCGCCGCATGGAATCTCCGCGATAACGAAGGAGAGAAGCCATGACCAACGCCGAGAAGCTGGAAAGCCTGGAACACTACAGGGAGTGGTCATGCGAACTCTTCGATGCTGGCCTACTTCCTTATCAGCTCACAGAGACCTTGGATTATGCCATCCAATGCGTAGAGGCGGTGCAATCACGCCGGACCCTAACCCCATCCGAAATAACCGAGCCCGGCCTATACCTCGCCAAGACTGCAGGCGGTGAAGTCATTGCGCTGCGGGTTCATGCCGATCAGATCAGTTCGGGAACGGTATTTCTGGGGTTTACATTCCAAGGGCCGATTGTTTGGGAGGATCAGTGAACACCATGCACCTGTTCGCCGGCGGAGGGGGCGGATTGCTCGCCGACCTGATTCTGGGCCATACACCAATCGTTGCCGTGGAGTGGGATAAAAATGCTTGCCAAGTCCTTAGAAACAGAGCCACAGACGGATGGTTCCCCGGTCTGCACGTGTACGAGGGAGATGTGCGGATGTTCGATCCATCCGACTACGCGGGACGAGTGGATATCCTCGCAGCGGGCTTCCCTTGCCAGGATATTAGCATCGCTGGGAGTCAAGCCGGACTCGGAGAAGGCACAAGAAGCGGCCTTTACCGCGAAGTGCTCAGAACTGCTGACATCGTTCGACCACGATTCCTCTTCCTGGAGAACGTCGCAGCAATCCTTGCTAACGAACACCTTGGAACCGTACTCGGAGACTTGGCCACGCGCGGGTTTGATGCGCGATGGTGTTGTCTGGAGGCATCGTGAGTCGGCGCACCGCATAAACGCGACCGATGGTGGATGCTCGCCAACTTGGCAAACGCCAAGAGCACAAGAGCCGGGGAGCACGACTGCGGGATACGGAAGGGGGTTGCAGGAACTTATAGAGGGAAAGCAACAAAGAGTCCCCACCTCAACCGTGAACGGCAACTACAACCGCAAGGGTTTGAGCAAGACGAGCGGGGACGGATTGGCGACGTATGCACGGATGTGGCCGACGCCCCAGGCGAGAATGGCCCCAGACTGCTCAGCAGAGCGCCGACGGAATACGCCATCTCTGTGCGCGGCGGTGAAGATGTGGCCGACACCAACGCTCCAGGATTCCAAGAACGCCACCCTTCCGCCATCACAGATGAACCGAGACCACCTTCCCGGCGCCCTGATGCGGGAGGGCGAGAAGGGCCAATTAAACCCGATTTGGGTCTGCTGGCTGATGGGTTGGCCCCTCATGTGGACTGGTGGAGCGAAGAGCCGGATGTTGGCCGAGTCGCCGAAGGAATTCCAAACAGAGGGGCAAGATTGAAGATGCTGGGCAACGGGCAAGTGCCGCTACAAGCCGCGACCGCATGGATGATGTTGGGAGGTCCGTTATGACCCTCTACGAATTTCTAACCGCACACTACAAGCCCAGCCGCTTCCAAGGCCGCGACGGTCCCGAGTGGGGGCCCAACTACAGCCGCAACGTCTGCGCGAGTTACCAGGACGACCTCGACCACAGGGGGTACGCCTGCATCAGTCGGCACGAGTCGGCAACGAATATGCCCCTGAAATTTAACGCCGCTCTGGAGATTGTGCCGGAGCGGGAGGGAAATCGGTTGAATCGGATGCTAAACGGACGGAAACGGATGCAGCGCGTACCGGATTTTACCTTGACGCATCTGTTTTAGCTTCCCACCCATCCCGGCACGCCACTCCGGGACACCAACGCCTACCAACTTCAACCGGCTCATCGCAATACAGGCAAGCGCCCGTAGCGCGTGGGCCGTTCGGTTTCCGTACCGCACGGGCGACTTGTCGGTGGCGTTCTTCGAGTTCGGAGGCGCGGTCAATATCATCGGCCATCAAAGAACCCATTCACCAGTGCGCATTTGCTGCGCCAGATCAGTCGCCCTCTGCCCCACCTGTCGCGCCCAGAGGCTATCCAGCATGGCCGACGCGCATGCGTCGTAGTCGGATGCCTGTGCCGCCCCCGCCATTATTGCCAGGTGGGCGTCATTGATCGTTTCCGTGAACGCCTGGAATCGTAAGCCCATATTGTATTCCATATTGACGAACACAGAATGCCGCACGACGCCCATCTGGACCGCCCAGGGCAAGCGGCTATCCAGTTGTAGCGTGAACCGCTCAACGGACGTCAGAAGCCACGTATCAGCCTGCGCGGGGGTACAGATCGTGTTGGGGCCGATGCCTTGGCCCGTTTGGCCGTAGCCCGCCGTAAATACCTGACCAATGGGATCCCAGTACGCTTTGAGTGCAGGCAAGCCGCCGGGCTCGCCCTCCTGGAGTTTGAGCTGGCGGATTAGTTGGGCTGGGGGTGTGCTCACGGCGCCGCCATATACGCTTTCAGAGCAATCCCCAGCGCCTTGGCATTTGCTGTCCACTCAGCGTCAATCTGTGCCGTGGTCAGCGGTGTAGTAGGCGTTCCTTGCGTAAGCTGGAAGATGCCCTGTGCCAATGCCGCCGCGACTGCAGCCAGCGGCATGATAGCCGGGTTGCCGGTTACGCCAGCAGCGACAGCCGCGCCGGTGGTGGCCGTGTCGATCACCTGTGTCAGTTGTGCCTGGTCTACTGCTGTGTCAGTCATGGCTTGGCTCCTATCGTGGTTGCAAGGGTGGTCAGGGTACCGAGAATCGAGCCAACAACCGCATTGGCGTTCGCGGGCGGTGTCGGGGTGTTGCAGTACGATACCGCCAGCTTCAACGCTGTTCCGGTCTGGGTCTGCTGTGCGAGGCTCAGACGGGGTTTGATGGCGGTCATCATGTTCGTCACGGGCAAGAGTTTCTGGCATGCCACCAGCGAGGCTTGCGGAGTGGTCATGCTGGTTGTGGCACAGGCCGACAGCGACAGCGCCATGAGTGCTGCTGTTACGAGCTTGAATTTCATTGAAGATGCTCCTGAGTTGTTGGGGGTGTAGGGTTTGCAGGTGGTTTCGTGTAAGTCAGATATCGCGCTCCGTAATGGACGCCGCCCATCAGCCCTGTGGCCGTCATGCCGCCATAGATAGCGGTAAGCAACACATCGGGAAGCCACCATTTCTGCCATACGCCGAGGGTCAGAATGACGTAGAACATGAGGCCGCTGGCTAGACTTGCGGCGAGTTTTAGATTTGCGTTCATATCACACGCCATGCCCGGGCAATCCAATCTTGCCCACCAAACCCTCCACGTCAGCCTTTACAGTAGCCCCAATCGCAGCGACACCCTCTACGGCATGAGCAGCGATTACAGTCGATTCAACAATGGGCGTATGTAGATGATTGGATGGGTTCAAAACCTCATCCTCCACCTTTGCAAGTTCGCCTTTTGCATCCATGTCCAGCTTTTCGAGTTCGTTCATTTCGTAATCCTTATCTGTGAACCATCTTGGGTCGAGGTCTGTGAGCTTTATTCGTTGACCTCCGTATAAGTTTCTACCATCGAATAACTCCTTGTATCTCAGCACCGTTAGGCTGCAACTCTCCCCGGCGCGGCGGATTAACGACCTCGACAATGTGATTGTCGCGGATCAGTTCCAGAGAGGGCCTGAAAACGGGAATTGTGACGATCTGGTAGTGCAGTGCCGCCCAGATCACGAAGAGAGCCATGCGGCGCCCTCCTCTGTGGCCATCCATGCCATCATTGTGGTGTACCCCGTCTGAAACAGGGTCTCGCGCTCATCAACCGGCATCCCGGCATCCAGATATGACAGCGCCCCGGCTGGCAGTCCAACAATCGGTATTCCATTGCTCTGTGCCCATGCCTGGCGCGTTCCCTCGTTGGCTGATAGCATCATGCCGATCAGCCGGGCAGCCTCATCCAGTTTGCTCGTGATTGGCCCGGTCTTTACCGACTCCTCGACCATGATGCCCAGCCGTTTGTACTTCTGATGCAGCCTGCTGACCGGGATGTTATTCAGCACTCCGCCATCGACCAGAAACTTGTCCTCCCACTTCACCGAGGGATAGATAAACGGGATGGCTGCGGACGCCAGCACAGCAAGCGCGATGGGCACGTCTGGTGTTGAATTGCTGGTGAATGCCCAGCCGCGCTGTGAAACCACGTCAGAGGTCATGCAGGTGAGATGCATTGTGGTATCTACCATCGACTGGCCCATTGTGACCTCATCCAGCCACGCATAGAGCGCGTCATTGCTCGCCAGGCCGTCCCAGCAGCCCCACACACGCCAATGCAGAAACGCGGCAAAGTCGGCGCTCATGACGAGCTTGTGGATGGAGTCGCCAGTGTGCCCAAGCGCCACCAGGGCGGAGCAGATAGAGCCCGCCGATGCGCCGGCCACTTGCCGAACGTCGAACAGTTCCAGTATGGCTGCCCATGCTCCGGCTTCGATGGGGATAAGGTAGCCAGCGCCGGATGATGCGGCTGCGATTAGTGGTTTCATGGTTTTTGCCCCCTCTGCGCTGCCACATGCTCAGCGATCAGCTCAGCCTGAAACCGGCTCACGGCATCCGGGCAAGTGAAGAATGATTGCGTATTGTTCTGGGCCTTAAATCCAACACCCCCCGGCTTGCCCTTAACCACAAACGTGCCTTCGCCGGATGTGGACCAGTTCGTACTACCCTCGGCGCCGACCAGTCCATCCGCGACAAAGCCCTTGGTATGGCTGATCTGGTGTGTGGAACTCTGCCCCGTTACGATATGCGTGCTGAATGCCAGCGGAGCATTTGCCGCATCGGATGCCAGCAAGCGCTTTTCATGCACTCCACCCGATTGCGATTTATCCAGCGTGATGAGGCAGGCGATATTAGGGTTATTGATGATGCCCATTACTAGATCGTTGAGCTCATCATCATCATAACCGAACATATTAAGGTACAGGCTTACTGTTACGCGGCTGAGAATATGCTTCAGTGCTTCATGCACATCATCGCGTCCCACGTAAAACAGGTGGAAGTCCTTGCTGGCATTCGGCGCGTATTGCTTCTCCAGCGCATAAGGGGCCAAGTCTGCCAATGTAAAATTCTGTAGACTCACGATTTAGCCTCCACAATCAGCTCATCCAAAATATCCCCACGCTTGCTGCCGCCCTGCACCATCGCGTGCAGCACCGCATCCCGTGCTTCCTCGCGCTCCTGCATATCCCGCAGCGTCTTGAGCATGGACAGGTTGGTTTCCATGAGCTCAAGCATCCGCAGATTCATCCTGTCCGCCGACCGCTTGGCCGCGTTCTGGCTGATAGAAATGATGATGGCAACATCAGCCATGAAAAAGCCGACGACCATATTCAGCATTTCGTAGGGATAGCGATCGAAGGCGTAGGCCGGGAACCATTCCTGGAATAGCATCCACCCAGCGCAAAACACGTTGAACGCGATGAATGCGGGGACATCGATGCTGCTCTCGAATTTCTGCGCAAGCCTGGCGCCTAATGGCGGCTTATCCGGGGGGGTGCTCACAGCCCATGCACCGCTATTGCGACGATAAGGATTGCAACAATGGCGAGCAGAGAGACAATGACGCCGATCATGATGCCCAAAGAATGATTGGCGCTTCGCAACTGTTCCGCTTGCTCTTTGGAGTCTTCCGCCGCCCACAGCGGGATGCTTTCCCATGCGCTGCGCTGCAACCCGGTAAGTCCGTCCTGGATGGCCTTGAAATCGCCCTTGTTCTCAATGCGGCTATTGGCAATTTCAGCGCGCAGGGATTCTATGCCGTCCTCCATGCGTTGCACTCGGTTGTCCAATTCGTCGTGTTGCGATTCTAGTTTTGATACGCGGGATTCGAGAGGGAGGGCCATTATTAAGTCCTGTCAGTAAGTGATGGGCAATAAAAAACCGCCCGAAGGCGGCTTGCGTGTGGGTTGTTAGGGTTTACAGCAGCCCTGCCGAACTACCATACAATCGTACCCACCGTGCTCAAATCCGCCGCAGCAACCTGGGCTTTGAGGCTTTGCCGCTTGGCAAACGCGGCAGCACCCGGCAACGCCATTGCCTGCGCGAGTCCCAGCAAATCCGCGTACTCAAAGGGCGTGTGGGAATTGTCCAGCGCCACCCAATAGAAGCCCGTCGGTGTCGCCTGAGCCAGTTGGAAGCCCAAGATGGTGCTCTGGAGGCTGGCCACTGAGCCCGGATCAGCTTGATACTGCGTTGTGACACCACCCTTGCTGGTGTAGCTGACGGGGCCTTGGATGGCTTGTAAGCAGGAGGCGTAGTTCAGGGCGTTTTGTGCGGCTTGGAGGCTCGGCAGATATTCCGTGATGACCCCATTGACGAGGCACCACTGGCTCGGTGATTGCGCCTGTGCTTGCGTACAGGCTACTTGTCCCGTTGCGAGTGTCGCATTGTCATTTAGGTAGCTATGCCCACCTATACAGAGCCCGTTTGGATCAAAACTCATTCCATAAATCATAAAGTGTCCTTAAATCTGGTTGTACACATTTCCAGTCCCACCCGCCGTATAGGTCGAGTTGGTTGCGGCAGTATTGTACAAGTTGAGCGTGTTATAGCTAGATACTGATCCAAACCAGACATTGCACCCAGAATATATAATGTCGATTCGATTGTATGAGCCGTTCATTTCTATCCCTTGACCACCATCTGCTTGGTTGGCGTTGTCCATCGCGTCGAACAGGAAGTAATTGGAGGTCGTGGCGCTGCTCCCACCCTGCGGGTCACATACCATGTCAAAAAAGTTCTGGTACGAGTTTGTAATATGAAAATTGTTGGCCTCAACGCTAGAAGTGGCTGGACTCGTACTCTGACAATTAACGCCGATTCCGTTGTTCACAATCTGGCCGAGTTCTATGCGGTTATGCTGGATAACCTGCGGCGAGAATACGTCACCAAGACCGTCAAAGTAGATGCCCTGATTCGTAAACCCCTGAATCAAGTCTATTCGCAGACGAGAGAACACAAAATTATTTACCTGCACCGCCGTTGCTCCAGATGAGTTGACGCTAGAAGGCATCGCGGTATTACCGCTGGACTGAACAAACCCGACGAAGTGCAGATCATGGTATTGCTGCCAGCCAGCGGCACCTATCGTCAAGCACGTCCCTGTCGTCGGTGAATAGGTGATGAAGGACAGGAATTCAGCAGAAATCGGTTTGCTGATTAGCAGATTGCCAGTCACCAAGGGCTTGAGGGATGGCGGACAATAGACACATCCGCCAGGATTGATGCCGTTCTGATTCGCTTCAGCAGCGTTTATCGTGTTCTGAATTGCCACGGTATCATCGGCTACACCATCTCCGATAAGACCGTAATCTAAGACATTAAAGATTTGAGCAGCAGTTGTCATTTTGACCTCTATGGGTTAGGTATGAAAAAGCAAATGCCACGAATTAAGATCGCATCTGCTAAAGCGGCGCTTCCAACCGTATACTGCGCCGTCGCTGTATGAGAGCCTGCTGATACGGGGTTAAATCCGTGCATGGCCCAGAAGTTTGCAGTTACGGAGTCGGAGAGATCCACAGTACCATCGAATAGCAATTCGAGGGTAGCATCCGACAATGGAGTCCCTGTCGTGTTGTTTGAAAAAGTTGAGTCCATAACTAAATAACCGTCACAGGGAACTGCAAAAGTCAGAGTTGTACCATAGGTTGTGCTGGCGGCTGTCCCACCATTCAGTGTTATTGTCTGAGGCGCGACATTTAGCACTTGGCCCAGATTCACTGGCGCGGTCGATTCAGTGGCCGCCGGAATACCCGGCTGAGTAGCCGCCGTTACCACAACCCCCGTAATAGCCGTAGCACTCGAAGTCACCGTCGCCAGCCGCAGCGAATTAGCCGTAACCGTCGCCGAAGTGGAAACCGTCAACACGCCCGTATTGCTAAGGTCCAGATACGAAGTAGCAGACGCGCCGACCGTATAACTCCCTCCTGCATAGGCCACGCGCTGACCGAGCACATAAGCATCCAGTGCGGGTGCTGTGCTGCTCAGGGTCGTGGAAGTAGGGAAGGTAGGCGTTGGAGTGGTGACAATGGCGTCTGAGAACAGGTCGCCGAACTGCGCGAAGGGAGACGAGTTGTTCGCGCCTGCACCGGGCGTCTGAGATATAAGCCCCTGAAACTCAACGTCTGCTGATATTTGATTTTTAGCCATATTATAAGAGTCCTGTAGAGCTGCCACCAACCGCTTCAACGGTAAGCGTGGGAGTAGTTCCAATGGCCGTGAAGGTGAACACATAATCTTCCCAGTTGCCTTGACCAACTGCCGGATTAGGTAATATCGTCCCAATCGTGACGCCCGTCCCACCCGCCAGAGTTCCGGCATACCCTGTGGCCGATTGGTCATTGTTGATGAAGCGCCACTTGAAAGCCGTACCCACCACGGCGTTAGGCATTGCCGCAAGGATGTTTACCGCCGTGTCGGTAGTCACCGTGAACGCTGCCGTTTGGGTTGCGCCGTTTGCAAGGTATTGCCCTGCGAGCTGCGCTGCTGTTGCGGTGATGGCTCCGGCGGTTGTGGTGGAGGAGATGGAGAGTAGGGAGGATTGGTAGAGGCTGTCGGTTTGTCCCAAGTTTACCATTGATCCGGGGAATACTGCATCTGGTACACCCGGCTGAGTGGGGGTAATATTAGCTACCGCCGTAATAGCCGTAGCACTCGTCACCACCTTCAACAGATTAATAGCATTCGCCGGAGCAGCAGGAGCAGCGGCACCGTTGGCTACTGAGGTATAAGCTACCTGTCCAGTATTAGTCATGCTGAAATAGGTATCAGACGAAGCCGGATAAGTGTCAGTAACCGCCGCTTGCAATAGTGTCCTCTGCCCCAGCACGAAAGCTGTGCCAGATGGGATCGTCATGGTCAGGGAGGCAGGGGAGGGAACGACAGGGTTTATGCCCGAGACGATGTAATCCGAGACGATGTCTGAGGCTTGGAGGAACGGCCCTTGGTTGGATGCGCCTGCGCCTGGGGTTTGATTGATCGTGCCGTCAAAAGTCTGCGCATCCGCCCACGTATTAGGCTGTGTCATCGGCAATGCAGCCGCATCGGTTAGCGCCGTATTCAACTCAGCGGCGGTTAATACCGTGCCAGTGGTAAATACAGGAATAGTCATGCCCAGATCACTCCTTGCACGGCGCTAACGGTGGTCGCTGCCATCACTTCACCAATGAGCTTCAACATTTCCTGATACTCCGGCGTCTCGATCGCTTCAATCGCCGCAGCGAGACCCTGCACGTCGGCAAATGTAAATGGCGTGATAGGCGTCCCGGCATTGCTCAGCCATAGGTTTGCGGTCCACGCAGCACTACCTGCGCCGATCACGCCTTGCAGGTAGCTGATGGCCTCGGTGGAAGTGGAGAACATCGCCGTGATGCCGCCCGCTGTCGTGAAGCTGACCGGGGCGAGCATAGCGGCGTCTCGGGACGCTATGAGGATGGCGATCTGGGCGGATTGGGCCTGCCCCAGCAGCTGCGCCGCCGGGGCATCGGTCACCCCCCCCGAACCGTCCGGCACATAGGACTGATATGCTTGCGCCTGCGCTTGTGTGCAGGGAACCGCCCCGGCTGGAATGGTCCCGTCTGGCGTGTATCCGCTGCCTGTGAAGGCGGTGCCCGTTGCGCTTGGGGTGAGGTAATAGGATTCGGTTGTCATATCTGCGCCTTATGGGTTCGGGATGAAGATAGCGACGATCGTTTGGGATATAGCCTGGAACGTGCCCGTTGAAGTGCCCGCAACAATCGTATTGGTCACGGTGCAAGCCGTACCTGCGGACACAGACGCAACCCCATAATTGGATTTTGATACGGTGGTGTTGTCAGTCCCATAATTCGTCCCGTTGATGCTCAACGTTTGTTCTATCCCCACAGGTTGCGGATCTGAGTCATTGTTTTGCGTTGCGATACCGACGATAAAGCCATTCGACGGGGCGGTAAAGGCCACACTTTGCGTGTATGTGTCACCGCTGGCTGGGGTAAGATCGTGCTGCGAATACATCGGGGCAACGCTGGCCACTTGACTGAGGTTCACGGCACCATTCGCATCAACAGCATCCGCCACCTCAAACGTCTGCAGCGCATTGCCGTTTATGGATGCCGTGGTCAGTGCTGTGTGCATGCAGGCCGCGTAATCACCGACGCTCCAGTTCTGCGCGGTTGTGCCTTCCCGAGCGCGAATCACAGTCAGCGTGGCCCCACTGATGGCGGTCACATAGACGATCTCGTACACAAGCCCCGTCGCCGCGTCGTTGAGCGTCAACGGCATCTGCTGCCCTGTGCCCAGCGTGGGCAGATTGGCGGATGATGCCAGGGTCAGTGTCGTGGCCGAGGATGATGCCGCCGCGCCCAGTGTGGTGTTGACGTTATTTGCAAAAATAAAGGCGGTCATGTTTTACCCCAGCGTGGAAGAATTAAGAACGAAAGGTGCGCCGGAAGTGTCCAGAAGCGGCCCGAGCGCGTTGTTTTCGGTGATCGTGAACGTGATCTGCGTGGGCATCGGCAAGATGCCCTGCTGCAATAGCGCGATGAATGCAGCGGTCACAGTGGTCTGTGGCACCTGGATGATGAGACTCACCGACTTGGCCTGTTCTTGCGCGAAGGTGTTTACCGCGAAGGTGTTTACCGCCCGGCTGTTCACGCCCGCCACAGTGCGCATCATCACTGGCTGAATGCTGATGTAGTTCAGATAATCGACTGAGACATTGGAGCCATTCTGGCCATACAGGAACCGCGCGATCCGATGCTTGATCCAGTGCATCGACATCTGCTTGCCGTCGCCGAGGAACAGATACCATGTCAGAACCCGCTTATACAGATCATCGGTTGCCACGTAAGCCGTGCCGGATTCTGTTTTTTTGAACCCGTTCACCGCCATCGTGTTGACGGCAAACGTATTGACTGCGCCTTTCGTTGTGGTGCTGCTCGTCGATATGACGGGTCGCTGAATGCCCCACAGACCTTGCGCCGTCCAATCCAGCAGTGGACCGCTTATCGCATCGCTGGTGTAGACGCCCAGTGGGGTTTCATTGAACCAGTCCAGATAACCCTGAGCAATGGCATTATACGAATCGATGAAGGCTTGCAGGTCGGCGTCGTCATTAAACTCGTCGTACAGATAGCTGGGGATGATCCCGGCAAGCGGCGCAGTATCGAAGGATTCCATGCGCTAACCCTGCGCCACGGTGACACCTGTTGCAGCCACGTAAAAGTATTCTTCCGGCATGCTGGCGATGAGCTGAGTTCCGGCACCCGGTGTCACCACGCTGCCCCCCACGTTTACCGTGAATTCAAGGGCAGACAGGTGCCTTGCGCTCAGGACGGACGAAACGGCTTCTTGAAATGTGTCCTGTAGCTGCATCAGATTCAGGGGTTCGCCGACCGATATGCCGTTGATATACCCCTGAATGGCCAGCGATCCAAGCTGGTTCACTTGCGATACCGCCGTGAAATTCGCGATGTCCGTATTCCACAGCGCGGATACGGTCGTCGTGGCCATCATCGGATTCACGAAAAGGATCTGGTAAATGTTCGGCGCGTTGATAATGCTGACCGTAACATTCTGGGAATTGTTCATACTCCCCATGAGCATGGGAAAGTGCAGTGTGCTCCGATAGATGGCATAAGCCACCGCATAAGGGTCCCCGCCACCACAGATAATCTCCCACGATCCGCCAGTCTGCCGCACGGACACCAGGCGCGGCACAACGCCGGGGATGGCTTGCAGGGCGGTTTTTATCAGGTCTATGGACCCCTGTGCGAAAGCCCGAGCCGCCTGCATGTTCCGCGCCCGGTAGCTCTGCACGGACTCCGCAGCGCCGCCGGGGACGCCTGCCAGCGGATTGGTCACGGTGAGCGTGTAACCGGTTGGGACCGAAGTGATGATGGTCGTAACGGATCCGGCGAGAATGGCCCATGACCCGCTGGCCACGGCCACTGCATAAAGTGGTGCCGATACGCCAGTCGTGCCAATGATGCCGCCGTCCTGGATGATGTACTGATTCGTGCCGTCAGACACCACGAAGCCCGGAGCGATCACATATCCAGCCGGGCCGGTGAACACCACATAAACGCTGGCATTGGTCGGGGTGCCTTGCCGCAGCCCGTACATAGCACCCTGTTGCGCAAGGATGTACGGCGCACTGGCGTAGGGCGTCGTATTGTTCACCGAGTCCACACGCGCCTGATCGAGCGTAATAACTGCGCCCATGTCCGTGCTGCAAATGTCCTCAACCAGCGTGCCGGGGAGGTTGGCCGTGTATCCTGGATTCGTTGCTGCAACGGCGTCCACGAGCGTGGTGCGCAATGTTGCAGGAGGCGTCGGCTGCGGCCCGGTGGATAGTCCGATGGTTAAGGGGATAGCGATGGGTGAGGTCAAGTCGGTATCTCCACGGCAATCGTCGGTATGATGGCGCCGTACTGCGTCACCGCGTTCACGTTATAAGTTGGGTTCACGGCCCCGGTCTGCTGCACGATGGACAGGGATGCGAACAGCGGCGCGAACTGCTTTTGTATCTGCATCACGTAAAAAGTCGGCAGCACTTGGCTCATGATGGTCTGATACTGCGGGATGCCCCAGTTACCCCAGAAGGGCGACTCGCCCAGGTTGAGCCGTATGACCTGCGCCATCCATGTGATGTTGACAGCATCGTTGAGGCCGTTTGCGTCGGCGGTGACTTCCACCCACGTTTTGACGCCCGTCTGCGGGTCTGTAGTACGCCCCCATACCCTCATTGCGGGCTCCCTGTTTCAGTCTGTGTGCCAGTGCCAGGCAGATATGGATGAGTATGCGTATTGAACAGGATGCCGCCGATGTTGAGGCCGGTGCTATCCAGCGTCACCGTCTCGCCACCTGCCGTCATCGTAATGCTGGATGCCCCCACCACAATCGTAGTGCTCCCGAAAGTCACCGTGGTTCCGGACTGATTAGTCACCACGCTGCTAGGGGTCGATCCCGCCGTGGTCTGGATAATGGCCCCTTCCGGCCCCTGCACGGTCGCCGCGTTGATGTTGGGCGGAGGGCTGCCCGCGCTGCTGATCGGTACAAAGTAGAGCGCCGATAAGTTGCCGGGATTGCGCATATTCGCAACGCCGCCACCAAGACCCGATATGCCTCCCAGATACGTCCCGGCAGGAACCGCAAGGCCCATATCGCCGATCTGTGTGGGTGAGCGCATCCACGGACTTTCCAGCTTCGGGATGCTGATGGGCGGCAGCGTCCACGGCGCGGTATCGAGATTGAATTTTACGGTAACGATGGCGCCATCAATTGCGGTGACTTCGCATGGCAGAGACTTCCCGGCGTTCTGGATAGCCTCAAGCGCCCGGTTGACCGCCATCTTGTTGAGACTCAACTGCATCCAGAACTGCTGAAGTTCGTCGCCTATCATGCCGAAGCCACTGCGGTTGCATGGATCACGGTCACCCACTGCGCTCCATCATCAGCCCTGAAGTCGCCGCAATGCCGCACGCCTATAACGGTGAACTTCCCGCTGAACATGACCTTTTGATTCAGGAAGGCATTCCCAATCGTGGCTTGCGTGAACACAGCACCGGGCATCTCAGACATGCCTGCGGGCAGCTCTATCACATCGCTGTCACTGATGTCGGAGCGCATGATCGTGGTGATGGCAACAGTTACCGCGCCGATCCATGTGGGTTGACCGACCAGGCTGTCATAGCTGATCTGGATGGGTGGCTTTGTGCCGGATTGGGTACCATCAAAAACCAGAACAGTATTGTTTTGCACCACGATGGATACGCCGGGGTAGGTGGCGCTCAATGTTCCCCGCGTGTTCGCAAGCACAAAATCTGCCATCTGTTTTAGTGTCGAGGCATAATGCAACGCATGATGACCATTCACGATGCCAGACTGTATTTCCATGAGCAGTATGTGATGCGGGTACGCCTGTTGCAGCATGGTCGCCAGCGCGGCGGATAAATCCTGCCCCTTCTGCCAGTCCAGCACCAAGTTTCCGGGGGATTCAAGGCTATATTGACCGGGGATGACCAAAAACGACAGGTTCATCTCGGTGCCCTGCCAATTCCCGAAAGCGTCCAGAACGATCCCGCCGAACAGTAGGCCTGGCGCGGGTTGTCTTGCCGACATCGGTAATCCGCCTTTCATCCCTGCGTACAGCGTAAACTCCCACGGGCCATCCTTGGTCGGCCTAAAGTTGTTGACCTCGCTTAGATCGTGCAGGTCTATACCTTCGATGGTAACGAATGACGCGCCATGAGCAACAGCAGCGGGCAACACCATCACATCAAAGCTCACGTTTTGCGCTGCCGGGTCTACGACACCGCCCGGATGGCTTTGCCACGCTCTGCCACCTATCGTTTTTGCGATGTTTACCGTCAACGGTTGGTTGACTGTTTTTGCGGTTGCGCCGGGGACTGTTGGCGATGGCGGCGTCACAACGATCTCGTAATAGCGCCCGCTCAAGGCGTCACCTCAAACTGCCCCGTATCCGCACGAAACAGAAGTGTGCTGACCAGAAACAGACCTGGAGCCAGTAGTATGTCGTAATCCAGTGGCGAACCTATCAACGGCCCATACCACACGGTAGCGCCGCTGCTGTTGATCAGATTGATATACCACCGCTGACCGGCAATGTTCCACCGCGCCACGGCCTTGTATGTCGCCCCGTCCAGTGTGAATTTGCGTTGCCACGGTGGGTTGCCGGTCGCGGTTGGGTTAAAGGCTACATAGGTAGTCATAACGCCCCCAGCGCCCCGGATATGCCGTTATTCAGGATCGTGGTGGCGCTCCCAATCGAGCTGCCGATGACCGACCCGATGCCGCTCCATGAGCCTGCCGCCACCTGTGCCCCAGAATCCAGCAGGCCCATCAACCCGTTGAGTGCAGCCTGCGCGGATTGCAGTGATATCAATGGTTGCTGAAAATCCATCTGCCACATGATCTGCTGCTGCTTGCTGTTGGTCTGCGTTGTGTCCGTCATGCCCAGCATCACGCAATCTGGGAAAATCATGCTGGGCGTCGCCAGGGTATAGGTGCCACCATTGTTGTTGTGGTTATTCAGCGCCGATTGCAGGCTCGTGAATAGGGCCAGCTTGGTGAGATAGCCGCCCGAATCCTGCACCGGGGCGATCATCTGGAACCCAATGTTTTTGGGCATCTCAATTGTGGCGTTGGCTGCAATGTTGCGATTAGCAAAAGGGTACTGGCCGATGGATTGCAGAATCGCCGTGGTGCCAGGCGTGGGGATGAACCGCGCCGGAAAGTCCTGCATGGACAGACCGCCATTACTCAGGATCCCCTGCGCGAACCCCGCCAGACCGCCGACCAGCATAATGATCGGCAACATGCCGCCAGGGATGCCGCTCGCAATGCCGCCAGTCAGGATGATGGGTGATACCTGGAACGCCAGATCATAGCTATCCCGGAAAAATGTGCTTTGGAATGCCATCAGCCGTGACCCGCCGCGTGCGCGGATAGGGCCACCCTGGAGCCGGGCGCGGTTCCTGCATTATGCACATGCACCTGCGTGGGCTTGGCGGTGTTCTTGGCAATCTCTTGCAACACAGACACCAAAGCACCCCAGCCAGACGCGCCGACTTGATTGGCATATTGATAGCGTGTCAGTGCCGCGCTCCCGCGTGGATCACCAGAATACGCACTCTCAAGGCCCGCATTGGTCTTGTGATGCTTCATGTTCGTGGCGATAAAACGCCCCATTACCATGATGGCATCTTTGGGGTTGTTGGCGTCCGAGTATGGGAGCCCGTCTGCAAATTCTTTCCATGTGCTGCGGCGGAATTGCCCAATGCCATGCGCGTGATGCCACTTGCCGTCTTTGCCACGGAATCGGCCAGCACTCACGGCGTTGGCTTTTCCGCCAGACTCCGCGTAAATTTCGCCCGCGATAACAGAAGCGGGAACACCAGAAGCCTTCGCAGCGGCTTCAATGTCGGAAGTATAGGGGCGCAATGCCTTTGCGGACGCGCCCTGGGAAGCCTTGAACCGCTCATAAGCGGCGTGGGCAGCCGGGTATCTGGATGTGCCCTGAGCGCGCTCCATCTGTCCCTTGAGCACGGCAAGCTGGCCGTTGTTGCCAGCCTGCTTTCCAAGCAACACAACTGCTACATGCTGCATGGCGATCGTGAACCCATTCACAGCATCAGCCGCGCCAACCGCCGCATGCCCGAGCCCATAAATTGCCGCTGAATTGGCCTTCTCAGCGGCGGGCGCTGCCCATGCTGCCGCCTGTATGCCTTTTGTCTTGGCCAGTATCCCCAGCGCGTTTTCGTTGACGGCCAACTTCGCGGCGGCATTGTAATCTTTGGTGCCAATGTGGAACTGATTCGCACGCTTATGGTATGCCTCAGCGGATGCCGCCAAGTCACCCATCGGGGTATTCCCGATCAACCGCCATTGCGATGTGCTGCCGAGGTTGCCTAGCCCTGCCGTCTGATCTATCAGACCAACCGTGGCCTTGGGCTGGGCATTGTAAAAGGCGTGCATCTTCTCGGTCGTAAGGAATGCCAACTTGCTTACGGAATCCTGCTGTATTTTGCGCTCAGATATGCCGAGCCGTAGCAGGGGAATGGCTTCTTGCGGGTTCTGCTTGGCGTTCTCGATCTCGGTCAGGAATGATTTTGAGTTCGGCAAATAACGCTGCGTGACGTTCTCAAACGATTTCATCTTGGCGGGGCTCATGCCAAGCTCTCGCGCGGACATTTGGCGTTTCAGCGCAGCATTTGCCATCTCGTTTTGCAGTTTTGCGAGCGCAACCCCGGCGGCAAGGATGGTCCCCGCAATGCCCGCAAAGGACATCGCGAGGCCTTTTGCGTCCATCTTCGCGGCAGCAGCAGCCATGCCCAGAGCCTTGACAGCCTTCGTGCCGGACTTGGCTTCCCACGTGAATTTTCCTTGCGACTTGGCCGCGCTATCAACAGCAGACGCCGTTTTGTGCATCTGCTTCTCTGTGGCGCCAAGTGCTGCTTTTTGCTCTTTGGTCAGATCACGGATTTTCTTGCGCGATCCATCCATCGCATCGGCAACCTTGCCCCAATCCTTCGGAACATCGCCGATTTCAGCGCGGAACTCATGGAAGGCATCAAGAAAGGCTTTGAAGTTTTCGTCATTAATTTCAACGTCTATGATACTCTTATTACCCACGGACGTTCCCCTTCAAGCCTTCCAAAATGTACCGTTCCCGATACTCCCGCGCCGACCGATAAAACCGATCCGGCTCATCACTATCGTCTTCACCGTTCGCCCACATCGCGGCGGATGAGACGATCTCGGCGTCCCTGGACAGTTCGGCTAAACAGGCACCGATGATCCCGCCTTCGATCCGGTAGTTTCTGGCTTCTTCGATGTCTCCAAGGAAGCCATAAACTCCTCTGCTGACAAGGATATCGTGTCTAAACCCGTAATCGCACACACGCCCTTCGCTGCGCGTGGACGGTCCGCTTTCCGCGCCAGGGCATAGCTGGCAGTAAAAAAAATAAGCTCCGAGAGTGCCTCCTGCCATTCTTCCGCATCCATCGCGCCGGACTGGATAGCGGCATCTACCGGGAGCATATCCCAGCCGGAAGCACCGGATACCATGATGAGCGTTAGCCGCTTAATCTCGGCGATGATGGCATCAGCACTGCCGTCCCCATCTTCCCCGGAAGCATCGGCGATCTTCTTGCCTTCATCCTTGAGCGTGAGCGTGGCGATCACCGGGCTGACATTCACCACGGCGCTGCTGTTGCCATAGAACAGGGCTGCTTTCGTGGCGCTGATGATCTTGAAATTCGCCTCAAACACGGCACGGCTGATGGGTGTGCTGAAGCCTTTGCAGGCTCCAACATCAAAGACGAGCGACAGATTATCGTCTATCTTCATGACATTACACCATGTTCCACAGGTCGTTATTAACATAACGCACGCCAGTGATGATCACGTCAATGGTGGGATTCAGTCCGTCCATCCTGCCGGGGCTGGCGTGGAGGATTTGGCAATTATGCACCGTCTGCGCGGGGTAAACCGTGCTGTCAGGATGGACCACGATGCGCCCGATGATGCTGGTCGCGTCTGCCTGGGCCTGCCACTGTGAGGCGATCAACTGAGACCGCAGGATGTTGATGGCGCAAGTGGCCTTGACGTATGGTGCAGGAGAGTTCACAAGTCCTGTGCCTGTCTCGATCTGGTCGCCGAACGCTTCTTCCCACTCTAGGCTTAGAAACTGCTTACCCATGTGCGAACTGTTGATATTGAGCGTGGGGAAGGCCGGGACGATGACGCTGGCACGGACTCGGTTCAGATTACCCTGCGACACTCGGGGATTAACAGCCATGATTTATGCTCCTTTATGCCGCAGTGAAACTGAGGGCCACGTTAAACACGAGGCTCAAGAATCCGCTCTGGCCGACAATCTGGCCGGACAGTCCGTTATACTGGCCAATCGCGTAATCGCCCGGCTGCTGCTGGTTGTAGGTATAGAACGGAATGGCGCTGATGATGGCCGAGTTGGCACAACCAAAGGTTACGCCGTTATCCGCGATCTGCTGCGCCACGCCGTCCAGGGTGTTGATGCCTGGCTGGTCGTATTCAAGCGGGGGATTGGTGTTGCTGCCATTGATGACGGCGGCGGTCACTGCCTGCTGGATGTTAATCATCTCCCAATCCAAGCCGTACCACTCGCTGATCTGGGAGAGCGAAGAAGTAGTGCCACCACGTATGCAGTTGGCGCTGATGCCGCCTTCCGCACCGGTGCCGACATAGTTTCCGCCATAGTTGCGGATCGTCTGGATGTCGGCGCTCGACCCAGTTGCAGGCCAAGGGGTGACGCCATAGAGATAACGGTACTGCATCGGTGCCAGCTTGCTGTTAGCGCCCGGATTGTTGACTGCGATGTTGTAGGCCCATGCAGCAACGGTAAACTCGCCAGACTGCGCAGAGGGCGACGGAACGGCGGCAACGATGGCCTTGTACCCGCTCCAGATGCTATTGGATGCCATCGTGCCGTAGGACGCGATGTTGATAACGCTCGAATTGACCAGCAGATACCGCATGGTTCCCGGTGCGCTGTAGGCATTGCCCAGGTCGGCCAGCGTGGTGCTCGTGCCGGTCGTGGTAGCGATGGGTGCGCTCTGGGTGTAGTTCGTGCCCAGCGCGGTTCCAGTCGGTCCATTTTGCAGATACAGATTGCTGGCCGTGGTGCCCATGTAAACCAGGAAGTCCGTAGCACCCGTCAATGCAGGCGGGCTGCTGACCACCAGCGTATCTATGTCAGCAGTGGTGACATCGCTGGTCACTACCGGGGAGAGTTGCCCGATGGTGCCCGATCCGTTGAGATAAGCGATCTGGGTATAGTAAGTGCCAATCGGGAGCGTACTGGTCGCCGCCGTGATGGCGACATTGGTCGCCGCAGCCGCTGGGATACTGTCCCAATCGGCGGGGACGGTGTAGGTGTAAAACACGGTCGGGTTGGCTGTGACATAAGTATCCAGTGCCGAAATACCCTCTTGCGGCGTGGTGATTACACCAAGCTCCAGCACGTAGAAGCCAGCCGTGACGCCCTGATCCGTGAACGTGGTCGCCATATTCGTGAGTTCGGCATAATTGCCAGTCGTGCTCAGGATGGAGGTAAGCGCGGTCAGGTTGGCACAGAACTGATAGCTGCCTGCAGTAAGCGTGGTCCCTCCCACAGATACGAGCGCCGCCGACTGCTGATACTGCGATGGAACAGGGGACAGTGCCAGGGTGACGGCAAGCTGTAAAATGCGTACCTGTTGGGAAGTGGCCATCGGTTACTCCTTAGCTGAACGAAACGGCAAGCGTCTGGCCGGTGCCGGGGGTGACAACAATGCCGTTCTTGCAAGGGAAGTTCATGACCAATGGCGATGTGGTCACGGCTTCTGGGATCACGGCGATCTGGTTTGCAGCAGCAGCGCCAGCCACGGTCGCGGAATCATTCGCGCTGCCGACCGTAGTGCCGACCACGAGCACGCTGATGGTGGCCAGACGGCCCGCAGACGATTTAACCAGGGTCGCGGCAGTAATGTTGAGTACGGAGCTCAGGCCAGCGACTTCGGAGCCAGCGTTATCTGCCCATTGTGGATTTTGTCCCATTT